CTCAAATTTAGTTAAAAATAAATCAACATCGTTAATCATTAGTTGATTGTATGCAACAACATCACCATCAACTATTGTCATCACTTGAGTTTTAATTCTCTTGGTCGCTTCGGTCGCTCTGTATCGTGGACTGAATCTAAGTGGGTCAATGCTTTGATTAGGTTGCGTTGTGCCTCTTGGTTGTATACCCATAATTTCTGCATATCTTCTGCTGACATAGACATTAAGGGTATTAGCGGCTCTATAGCCACTCGTGTAAAAAAATCGTGTACACCTCCATTGCACATCTTTTCAAATACCTCAAGTTTCTCTTTGTGAATATCGTTGTTGATAATGGTAGGGTCTTCATCGTCACGTATTATCCAAGTGGCTGCTATGTTAAGTAGTAGGTCACGATGAATAATAGTATCTTGACGTTCACGTATTATGTGAATGTAGGTAGCAACCAATGCTGCATTTTTAGGATTGGATAGACCAGCACTCAATGCTTTCTCCATAGCTTCAAGTATGCCTTCCATCTCTGACCCACTAATACCTGAACTAAGTCTCTCAAGTAGTGCCATAGACATACTGAACCTTTCAAGTGGCATATTGGTCTCTTTAGGAAAACGTAAGTAGTTATAACCATCTTGAGTAAATACCTTTACTAAGTTGTAACTGGTTTGTTTCTTATTCCATCTATTGAATCGATGCCACAACTTGTGAGGCATTAATCTTCTGAATAACTTCATCTATTGTGTTGTTGCTAACCAACCTATCAAGATTGGTTAAGGTTAGTATTGTAGTTCCTTGATTCTCTATGACCATCATAATAGCATTGACATTGACCAGCACCTTGCAGTCACCTAAATCAATTGCAGATAGTTCTTGTAACTCTTCATCTTCTATACTCTTATTGTATTCTATTAAGGTCGATTGTAAGATGATAAAGTTAGCCATAGGTCACCAGTATTCGTGGGGGCATTGTGCATCTTCAACCCTTGTCTTAGCTGGAAGAAAGCAACCACAAGAGTTACATATGTTGAGTGGCTTGTAACGATGTTGGCAGTTGTTACATATGGCAGTTCTACCCTTGCTTAACTCCCTTGACTTCTTGTTGGCAGTCAGGTAGTAGTACCACCCTCTGATGATTGCAGATAGCTTACTCATTGGTCAGGTTAACTATTGATGGTTCACTATCACTAACTGCTATTGAGAAATCAATGCAAGTATAGGTGCTTTCACCTATAGTCAAGTCTTGTCTTGTGCCATTAGGTGTATCAGTTGTTATCCATAAGGTATAACCTTGTAGTGGGTCAATCAAGACTCCTTCAATGGTAATGTTACCAAACTCATCACTAATGCTTACAAAGGTCTGAATGCGACCAGTAGCCTTATACTGGATGCACACAAGGTAAGAGGTATCAGGTGCTGCTACCCCAAAGGTCAGACCAGTAGCACATATATCTACATAACTGCCTGAGTCGTAACAAGGTGAACAAATGCTCATAGGTATCGTTTTAAAATTGAATTCACAAAGTAACGGAAACAATCAAGAAAGTCTGCACGTTCAGATAAGTTTTTTCGATTGCTCTTAATGATTCCTCCATCAGCATTGCATTGGACTTGTTTACAATCATACACGAATGATTTACACCTAACTGAGTTGACCTTTATCTCAAGACGAGTTAGTGCATTGTTGCAGTCTATTCGACTATTGTAGTGGGTCGGGTTAGCTGGTATGATTATCTGACTATCTGCAAGGTGTAACCTTCTTTTGATTTGGGTATAGGCTGATGAGTTATCACGTTGTTGGATGCTTCTGCCATTGCCCATTGCATCACCAGTGATTCTTAGCATACCTCTTGGTATATTCAATCCTTCCACGTAATCACAGAATGCATCAATGCTACCCTTGTCAATGTTTATCTCACCAATGACTGAACAACCTTTAGTTGTATGTTGTTGGATGATTAATGCTGATAGTGGGTTAATGTTAAAGTCAACTGATACAAATACTGGTAGATTAGGATTAAGACTTATTGAATCATCAATGTGTATATCATCATTCCAAGCATACAAGAATGGATTACTCACCTCATCCATCACATCCCAATCACCCTCTACGAATCTTGCATACTGGATTGGTGGCAGTTCCTTCAATGACTCAAGATACTCTTGACTGATGTATGGGTTATCTGTTATGCGTGAGTTGATGTATGCCCACTTGTCAGGTAGTGTATCACTCCTCCATCTATCATAGATAACTGACTTGACCCAGTTGTTAGCTGGATTGCAAGTGGCAAGGCAAACAATGGGTACTTGACCTATAGCCTTATTCCAACTGCCAATCCTTTCTTGAACCTTATAGAAGGTTGCTTCTTGAAGTTCATTGACCTCATCTAACCCAGCACCATTCACCTCAAGTCCTCTGAACCTATTCAAGTCCTTGTCATCGTCATAACTCTCAGCCATAAAGATTAACTCTGAACCATTGGTGAAGGTAACCACATTGGTCTCACGATTCCACGAACTGATATACTCATACAATCCATCATTGAGTATTGATGAGAATGATGGAAAGGTAGTTCTCTTGAGGTCAGGTAAGGTCTTACGAATGATTACCCATCTTGACTTGGGATAGAGTAAGCAGAGTGATGATAGGGTAAGGAGCAACCAGTAGGTCTTACCTCCACGTATTGCGCCTCCAAACACTATAACCTTCTTGACTCCATTGACTGCTAAGTCATATGCAGTAGTCTGCCTCTTGGTTAGTTTGAAACTCATTCATCCTTGTCTCCCTCAGTTCGTATGATGATTAGTGGCTCAGTCGTATTGAATGTTGACTCACCATTGTTTGCCCATAGCTTACGTTGACGATTGGCTAACCAATGCTTTGCTGCTGGTGTATCAGGAGGAAGTTCTTTTCTCAACTGAACTACCTGACCATCCTTAGTCAATGCCTCCTCAATGATTGTTAGACCCAATGCTCTCTTGTACATTGCTCTTGCCACTTTGCCGTCTGCATTCTCTTTCCCTTGCGTTAACGACTCAAAAAACATTGGGTGTTCGGTTTTCCAATTGTTTAATGTTTGTTCAGTTATACCTAAGATGTTAGCCATTTGGCTATCTGATAAACCAAGAAGAGCCATTTCAAAGACTTGGTCATTGAATGCCTCCTTGTACTTAGTTGGTCTACCTCCCTTGTTTGGTTCTTCTTGACTATTCATCTTTTTCTTTTTGATTTCTCTGCTTCAGCATATGCTATGGCTACTGCTTGTTTAGGCTCGTATCCTTCCTTAATCAACTTCTGAATGTTCTTGTTGATTACCTCGTAGGTATCACCTTGAATGAGTGGCATAGGTATCTGTTTGAAGTTACAAAGTTATGAAAGAATTTAGTTTGTCAAGTGATATGAATTTCTGTAGTTCGAATCCTTGAGCCTTGAAGTTCATCGTGGTGCAATGTTCAATAAGATATTCTTTAGATACCAACCAGCTATTCTGCTCATCAACTATCTGCACTTGGTCAAATGTCTTACCATTCTCTATTAGGTAGTAGTTGATGCCATATGAGTTATTGACTCTCATCAGATGCTTACCTCGTGACCTTACAAGCCTTAAAGTTCTTGTGACCTTATCAATCTGACCTATGGCTCTCTTCTTACCATCAGCAAGTAGCAATGATAGATTGATGATTGAATCCTTATGAGAGGCAATTAACTTATTACCACTTGAATCTTGTATGGTGTGGGTCTTGTTCATAACTGGTAGGTGTCAATTCGTTTCTTGACCATATCGATAAACTTATCCATCATTGATGCATAGTAGGTATTGAAGTCATTAAAGCCTTCAGGATTGCGCTCAAACAATACGTATAGGCAAGACCTTAATCTTTGACTTGGTGTCTTAGAACCCATCTCTTCAGCATCTATCTTGATTGACTTGAGTAACTCTTCATCATTGTAATTGAATGCCTCACCTTTGAATGCCATTACACCTACACCTGATGTCCATTGGTTGAATAACTCTGCTGCTTTTGATGGTGATAGTTCTTGTGTACCTATCACTACCTTTAAGGTCTTATCTCGTCTTGTGGCTACTGATTCAATTGCACAAGGTATAAGTAGTAGATTACTTTCCATAGGATGAGGTGTAGTAGTCTTGTGCAGTCTTAAATTCAAATGGTGTCCACTCTGATTCTCCTTGTTCATATGCTTCAATTATCTGCTCCTTCTCAATTTTTTTGGCTTCTCTAATCAATGCATCAAATTTTAAATCAGGTTTAGCTGCCTTAATCTTTTCAACCAGCCAATCAACTGCTAACTGCTTACTCTCCATAAGACTCTTTATAAAATACAGATGAGCCTTGAGTAGAGAATCCACTCTTATATGCATCCTCTTGACCACAATCAAATGCACCCATTACTTCTAACTTATGCTGAGACTTTAACTCTTCATAGTTAGATGTTAGCCATAGATTAAAATCATCAATGGTCAATTCGTTTTGTTGTTCAAAGATTAGTTCAATAACAGATTGTTCAGCAGCCATAATGTTGTTCAGGTTTAGTTGGTTTGTTTGATTTATGTTCATCACTCACTCTATCAAGATACTGCTTGACCATTACCTTGATGAGTTCCTTATGTGATGTTGGTATTCTAAATGTAATGTTGATTGTCTTCTCACCATACTTAAAAGGATGACCAGCACCAAGTCTCTTACCACCCCTATTTTCTTTCTTCATTTGTTCCATAGTGCCACAAATATAGTGATTTTATGATTATGTTTTGCATCGTTTATTGGTGCAAAATATCTTTCCGTGATATACTTTAGCATACTCACACCTACCACTTCTTATCTCGTAATAGGTCAAGTCACATTCAATTGACCACATTTGACGAAATGGGTAAGAGTTATTGAATAGAATCTCAAACTGCTCATAGGTAAGATTCATCTCATCCAGCATTACAAATGGCTCAGTAAGGTGCTTATCTAAGTAGTTCAAATACTCAGAATGGTTTATCCCAATCTTTGTCTGCATAGTGTCGTAAGTCATTAGCTGGTTGTGGTAAGAATGTGCTGCCTATATCGTGAGTAAGTACATCAGTAAAGTTGGTCATATTGGGTGAGTGCCTGAACTCAACTACACCAGTAGCACCTTGCCGATGCTTCTCAAACAAGTAGAAGATATGATTGGTGTATGGATTGCCATTATCATCTTCAAGACCATAGTATGATGGTCTCCAAACGAATGCAACTGAGTCTGCATCTTGCTCAAGTGAACCTGATTCTCTCAGGTCAGATAGGATTGGTTTCTTGTCAGGTCTCTTTTCAACTTCTCTGCTCAACTGAGCAAGTGCTATAATTGGTATCCCTAACTCCTTCTGTGCTGCTTTAAGTGTTCTACTTATCTCAGCTACTTCAGCCTCTCTATTGCCTCCTTTGAACCCTTCTATGGTCATTAGTTGTAAGTAGTCAATGATAGCCCACTTACATCTGCCTTTACGATGCTCTCTCTTCATTACCCTTATTGCCTCGTGGACTCCACACCTTGCCTTATCGTAGATTAAGAATGGTGCTTTCTCAATGTTACCTATCGTCTTTTCAAATGAGTGCAGTTCAGATTGACTTAGGTTACCATCACGCAACCTTGAAGAGTGGATGGTGTCACCAGCATCTTGAAGAATCAATCTCTGACATAACTGAGACTTGTTCATCTCAAGATTGAAATAGATTCCAGCCTCGCCACTTTTCATTCCGTGAAATAGTGCAAGAGCAGTCTTACCCATACTTGGTCTACCAGCTATGATGATGAACTCAGGATGGAATCCACCAGTAAACTTATTGAGTGCATTGAGTCCAGTCTCAAGTCCAGTAGTCTTACCTGATTGAGTTAAGGCTGCTCTACGATAGTATGCCTCACGTTCATCGTTAGTCAATTGTGATAGGTCAATGATGTTATCTGAATTGCTTCCAGTATCAAGTAGGCTGGTCAATGACTTGATGATTGATGTGGCAGTTGTGAATCCATCAGTATTACTCAGACCTAATGATTGCTCAGTTACGATTGATGCTATTGACCTCTTGATGTGTTCATCCTTTAGTATGGCAATGTATTCATTGACTGGTTCATTATAGGTCAGGTTGTTTGACCACATCACTATTTCAGATGTTTCTTTAGGAGTGAACTTATCAATCTCATTTGATGTCATAAAGAAGTTGACCAAGTTAGGTGTAAGACCTTTGTCAATTACTTTCTTGATTACTGCATAACATCGTGAGGTAAGCACCTCATTGAAGAGATGCTCACCAAGTTGAGGCATTAGTTCTTGGTGGGTCTCACCAGTCATTAAAATACCTATGAGTGCTTGTTGTGGGTTAGTCATTTGATATAGATTTTACAAACCTTTTTAACGTATCATTAAATGAATTTTGCGATGTTCTACCATTTCTTCTACCATCTTCACAACTTTTATTCAATCTACGTTCAAGGTCTGTCAATGCTTCAATAGTTTTAATAGCATCTTCTTTAGTTAATTCATTGACTAAATTATACTTGTTATCATAGATACAAGCAAATAAGATTCGGCATTCGTCTTTAGTAAGTTTCATAATTGAGTATGTAAAATGGGTGGTTGTTAGCCACCCTTGATTATTAGATGTTGATGTTTTTGTCTTGACAATTTTTGTCAAACATATCTATCAGTTCAGCCATTGTAACATTTCCAATTGTAAATGCTCTCATTGTTTCACCTAAATTAATATAGACAATTTTTGCATCTTCAATTGTTTCCATTGTAACAATGTCAAGGACTGCATCTCTACGTGATGTGTAAGTTCTTAATGTAATTTTTTCTGCGTTCATAGTGTTTGATTTAGTAATTGATTAGTGACTGATTGATGAGCAAATGTAAAACTATTTTTTGAATACGCAATACATTTACAAATTATTTTATTCAAATAATGATGTTTGATTAAACTTAGACTTTTCAAATATACCTCGTGCAACATTGTAGATAGTCAATCCAGATTCATAGTCAACTAAGTTACGTGCAACTTTAATCATACTTTGTTGACCTTTATATGATGAAATATCAATTTTATGAAATTCACATAGCCTTTTTAGTTCATCAGTTCCAGCACCTATCTGAACTCTTCTATCTCCTAAATCAGTTGGTAAATTAAAGTTAGTCCAGTATAAATGCCTACCTCTTTTCTTTGCTGCTATCAATGGTTCATAGTATGGTATGACATTCTCAACTACCCATTTACCAGTTCTATAGTAATGTTGTAAGAATAATATTTCTTCATATAATTTCATATCAGGATAGACCGCTTCTACATTAGTATCATAGTTTGAACTGGTCCAATATCTTGCTCTACTATGACTTGGGCAAGGTGGTGAAGACCAAATAAAATCAAACTCTTTATAATGTTCAAGAAGATATTGATGTGCATCAGCAACTATTACTATATCATTTGGGAATCTTTCTTGATACATTCTCGCAAGTTCTTTGTCAAGTTCTATAGCAGTAACTTCACAATCTGTCCATAGGTATCTATTACCACCAAGACAAGCATATAAATTAAGGACTTTGTATTTCATAGTTTTTTTTTTATTTTACATCGTCACCTACATAATGTTGACCTTGTGATGAACGATTAAAGACTGGTTGTGATAGTTTGACAAAGTTGGTAGAGTTATTATTCTTGAGTTCAAAGATGCCTATCCAGTTATTCTCAATTGATTTTTCAAGAATCTTAATAGCAACATCTTTGTTAGCCTTAGATA